GTCACAGAAGAACGCTAGTAAGTATGGAGCTAATGCAGGTAAAGCCTTAATTATCTCTACACCTATGGGCTATAACTATTTCTATGAGATGTATAACAGACAAGATGCTGATAACCAGTGGAAGTCGTATCACTATACATACAAAGATTCTCCTTATCTAGATGATGATGAGATTGAAAGAGTTAAGTTAACACTAGACCCGTTGAAGTTTGCTAGAGAGTATTCAGCTAGCTTTGAGGACTCTGGTAACACTGTATTCTATACATTCAACAGACAAGAACATATCGACAAGGACTTACCTTACTTTGATGCAGGGGAAGATGTACACGTAGCTATTGACTTTAACGTCGGTATTATGGCATCTTGTGCTTTTGCTCTAAGAGGTAATCAGATACACATACTAGATGAGTTCCAAGGACACCCTGATACGGAAACCTTGGCTAGAAGTCTAGCGGATAAATATCGAGGACATAAAATTATATCGTACCCTGACCCTAGTGGTAAGGCTAGAAAGTCCTCTGCGGCTGTAGGTAGAACAGACTTTAGCATATTACAAGCTGAAGGAATCTCTACTAGAGCACACAACAAGGCCCCACCTATCATTGATAGTGTAGCGGCTGTGAATAAAAAGTTTAAAAACGCTAATGGTGACATTGATATGTATATTCATCCTAGATGCAACAATACTATTAAGTCTATTGAGCGTACTGCTTGGGTAGAATCTAATCCTGATACAGCAACTATCTGTAAGAAAGAAGGTGTAGAACACTGGACTGATGGATTACGCTATGCTGTGGAATACTTATTCCCAGTTAGAGGCGGTACTAAAGTAACTACTAGAGGATTTGGATTTTGATTTATACAGACGATTGGTGTGTATTACATATACCAAGGACATCGGGTACTAATTTCAAGGCTAATGCTTTAATGAAGTATAACTACTCTGCGATTATGCCCCATAGTTCTCCTACTATTACTGACAGACTTAGTCAGCATAACCCTATATCTTCTTTTGATATGGGTAGTAGAGAGGTATATGCAGTAATAAGACACCCGTATACTAGAGCGTTAAGCCTGTATACTTATGCAGTCAATGACCCAGTATTTAAGGCTATGTTTAACAACACTAGCTTTAGAGACTTCTGGGAGCTAGATATATCAGAGTATTGTGATTGGTCACTTAAGACTCCACAATATGAATTTATAGATGATACAGTAACAACATTTAAGATGGAAGAGTCCCTTGGTGAGCTTTATAGCTTAACGAAGGTGATGCCCTTTAAACGTTATGTGAATAAATCTGTATCCAACATCAACGACTACAATAACAACAACAATAGAATACTTGTGGAAAGTATATTTAATGAAGACTACCACAGGTTCAACTATAACAAAGGAATATAACATGGCAATAGGTAAACTATTACTAAGAAAAGCCCTTAAGAGCCGCAAGGTTCGGGGTAAGGCTATGTCTTCTGCTCAAAAGAGAGCTTTGATGAAAGCTGTAAAGGCTTCTGCGGCTAAGAGAGCGGGGCGTAAAGTAGCTATTAAAGCGGCTGGAAGAACCTTCGCTAAGAAGGCGGGTGCTTTCTCTAGAACAAGAGCGGGCAACACCCTTAAAGCAGTTGGTGCTATCTATGGTGCTGAGAAGTTAACACGTAAGAAGGCTAACGCTAAGAAGAACAAGAGTGTTAATACAGCTAGACTTAACGAAGCTTCTGGCTTACTAAGAGAGACTATTAACTTGGATGCTAAGATACTTGCTTCTGTTATTAAGAACACCGGTAAAGCGGCACTAGGTATGCAGTCTGGCAAAAAGGCTAAAGCTGTAGTATCTAAAGATGTAGCTAAAAGCTTTGGTGTTTATGGCGCACAAGCGGCTCAAAGAAGATTAAACACTAAAAGAGCTAAAAGAAACCTAGTTAAGTATAAGAAAGCGAAGGCACAGTAATGTCTATGAGAAGAAAACTAATAGGCAAGCTAGCCAAGAGAGTCTCCAAAAGCACGAAAGTTACTACTAGGGTTGGTAGAGGTCTAGGCAAAACTATGTCTGCTAAACAGAAGGCGGCTCTTATGAAGGCTGTTAAAGCTTCTGCGGCTAAACGTTCTAAAGGTGGAGCTATTAAGATATCCAGAGCTACAGCTAAGAAGCTAGGTGCCAAGAAGATAGTAGCTAGCGCTAACAAGAAAGCTATCAATAAACTCGCTAAGTCTAATGCTAAGAACCTTAACAAAATAGCTAATAAGTCTCTTAAGAAGGCTGTTGCTAAAGGCGCTAAGAAGACCGCTATGTCTAAGAAGAAGAAAGTAGCAATAGCATTATTAGGTGCGGCGGGTGCACAAGCGGCATTAGCCCCAAGAACTCTTAAGAAGCAAAGCGCACGTATGGCTAAGCGGAAGAAAGAACAACAACTAGAAAGACGACAAAACTCTAAACGTGGTCGTGGTCGTTCTATAAGTTCTTACAAGAAAGCTAAGAGTCAGTAATGTCTTTAAGAGCCAAACTATTAAGAAAAGCTATCGGCAAGAAAGTCGGTAAGACAGT